AATAACAATAATTAATTATTTTCAAAAAGAAAAATGCTCAACAATGTTTTAAAGAAAGTTCAAAATACTTTAAATGAAGGAATAAAAAATATGAAAATGATAGTAAATACTTTGAATGAAAATCGTCCAATATTGACAATCCAAGAGAAAAAATATTACCAAGATGAATTAATTGCTGAAGGAGGCTATGCTTTAATCTACAAAATTCAGTCCGTTTCAGACGAGAAAATGTATGCTCTCAAAAAAATAACAATTCAAAGTCCCAACCACAAAAAACAAATAAAAAGAGAAATTAAAATTTGGAAAGAATTATCCAAATTTAGCAACATTGTAGAATTAGTAGATTTCATATTTACAGAAAGACATGCATATATTGTTATGGAATATTGCGAAGAAGGAACTCTACTAGATTTTGTCAATAACCATGAAGGAAATATTTCCGAAGTTGAAGCCTTATTAATTTTTAATCAAGTTTTATTAGGTGTTAATGCCATGCATAGCCAAAAACCACCAATTGCTCATAGAGATTTAAAAATCGAAAATATTTTGAAAAAAAAGAGGAACTATAAATTATGTGATTTCGGATCTGCTACAACTGAAACATTTGACCCAACTACAAGTGATGAGTTTGTCAAAGAGCAAAATTTTTCTAATTTTGAAAAACATTCAACTTTATATTATAGGGCCCCCGAGATGTGCGACAGATATGGGGAGCATGTAGTTTCTGAAAAAGTTGACATTTGGGCTTTAGGATGTGTACTTTATACTATGGTATTCAAAGAACAGCCTTTTATGAATGCTCAAAAATTAGAAATCATTAATGGAAATTATAATTTTCCACAAGAAGAACAAAAATTATATAGTGAAAAATTTTTGGATTTAATTCGTGTCATGCTCACCCCCAACCCTGATAATAGGCCTGATGTTCTCAAAATTATGGAGTGGACTAACTACTGGAATGACATAGATAAAATCCCACTTAGTCCAGAGGTCGAAGAAATCAAAAAAAAGCAAATTTCATCAGGAGGATTAAAAAACAAATCTCATAAAAAGAAATTATTATCTGCTGAAGAAATAGAAAAAATACAATCTAAACTTAAAAAAAAAGAAAAAAAAGCTAAAAATTATGATGAAATAAATGAAATATTTGGATTCGCCAAAAGTAAAAATGATGAAGAAGATCAAAAAGAAGATAACAATAATACTAACAATAATAATAATAATCAAATTAATGATATGCTATTTGATGTCTTTGGAGGACAACCACAAAATGAAAAAAAGAAAGAAGAAAAGAAAGGCCAAGATGATTTACTTGAATTCTATGAGGTTGATGAATCAAAACAAGGAAATAATACCACTAATAAAAATACCAACTTAAATAATGATTTAGATTCTATTTTCGGAGCTGCATCAAATACCAATAATTCAGCTCCTAAAAATAATGATAATAAAAACAATAATTCAAATGGAAATAACAATTTTGATTTATTATTTAGTAATCAAAATGAAAATGTAAAACAAACAAATAATGAAAATAAACAAAAAACAGACTTAGGAGAATTATTAAATAATTTAAATAATAAAGAAAATAATGGAATAAAATATGAAATGAACGGGAATGATTTCTTCAGTAGTTTCCCCTCTTCACAACCTGCTAAGAAGGAGGAAGCCAAACCCAAAGAAGATGACTTATTTGCTGCATTTAATCAACCTAAAGAAAATAAAAAAGAAGAAAGCAATAAAGCAAAGGTAGAAGATGATCTATTCTCAGCTTTCAGCCAACCTCAAACAAAGCAAAAAGAATCTAAAAAAGAAGAGCCCAAAAACCAAAATTTAGAAGATGATTTATTCTCCGCATTTAGCCAACCTCAATCAAAACCTAAAGAAGAAAAAAAAGAAGCAGACAATAAGCCAAAAGTTGAAGACGATCTTTTCGCTGCATTCAGCCAACCACAATCCCAACCAAAGTCAAAAGAGGAAAATAAAAAAGAAGAAAATAAACCCAAAATGGAAGATGATTTATTCGCTGCTTTCAGCCAACCTCAAAGTAAACCAAAAGAAGAACCAAAAAAGGCCGATAATAATTCAAATAATATGTTTGATGATTTGTTTTCTGGTTCTAACCAGACTAAACAAGAAAAACCTGCTGAAGGAAAAAAGGAAATTAAAAATGATCTCCAATTTGATCTTTTCAATTTTGGAGATTCATCAAATAAAAATACTGAATCAGCTCCTGCTAATCAAAGTAGTGGTAATAAAGATAATTTAGATTTATTATTTAGTCTTAATAACAATAATGGAAATGTTCAAAATGGAGGAGAAGCTAATAAAGAAAATGGACAGACACAAAAAGCTCCTGAAGTAAATAATGCTAATTCAAATGCAGGGAATAAAAACCAAGATATATTTGCATTTTTCCAATAAGTAACTTGATATAAATTAAGTGGAGACTTAGTAGTCCTTTAGACGTAAAGAATGAACAGTTTAGACGAAAGATTAATTTACAAACTTGAAGCCTCCCAACTCCTATGTTGAGGCAAGGTCGACAGTAAATCTTTAGTCTCTTGTGAGAGACGAACTTGAAAGGAGGACTGCAGTTATGCAGGAAGCAAGTGCATCATCTCTCTACGCTAGCCTAGATGCAGGGTCAAAGAAGCGTCTGCGTGACTTTCAAACGCAGTTAAGTTCGGAGAGACTTGGTCGTGTATTCGATCAGAGGTTGAAAGCTGTCCTAACTAAGTTTTCTAAACCCAGCTTCAATTTGGGTAGAGAAGTTGAGTATCTTAGGAACCTTAGAGCGGACGATGGTCGGTTATTCTGTCGCTCGATTAAAGATGCGAAGAAGTATTGCGCTGCAATTGACGAATTCAGCGATCGCAACTATACTTCCTTCAGGTGGAACCGTAACTATCAAGATACGCTAGAAGAGTTAAGGCGATACTTCGGTAGAGCTCAGCTCGATCAGTTGCATTTCAAGTCTGAACAGGACATATGGGATGCAGTACCTCGCACTGATACCCATAGCGGGTGGCAATTCATTTTAACTGGATTAAAGCGTAAGGGTAAATACAGAGGGAAGGTCTGGACTATGTTGCAAGAGTCTGAGGCTAAAGCTAAGAAGGCGGGATCGTTTGGGAGTCCAATGCTTCCGGGCTTGAGGACGCAAGCATCGGGTGAGTATGACTCTGAAGGTAAGCAGACAGGTAGGGCGAAACATAAGACTAGGGTTGTATTAATGGTTTCGTTTGACGTCATCATCAACGAATTGGCATTCAGTAGACCTGTGCAAGATTGGATGGCAAAACAGTCGTTTTATGCTGGTGGAAAGTCAGATAACGCAATATCTCACTATATCAGTGTAATGAAGCGCAACCGCAATTACTGGGTGTCCTTGGATTACAGCGGTTATGATAGGTCAATTTCCGATTGGCTTATTGAGGATGCGTTTGATGTTATAAAATGCTGCTTTCGTTCTGTTGAAGAATGGCGATGGGATGCAGTCGTCCATGATTTCATCCATAAAACAATTATCTCACCTAATGGATGTGTGAGGAGTAGTAAAGGAGTTCCTAGTGGCTCTATGTTCACTCAGATTATTGACACAGTTGTGAATTTAATTATGATTAGAACGCTACAGAGATCGATTGGAGTAGATGGAGACATGATGATTATGGGCGATGATAATCTATTGTTCACTAATGATGAGCTAAACCTACAGGATGTAGAATCATACATTAGTAAGAACTTTGGAGTGAAGGTGAATGCTGATAAGTCCTCATTTGGATCAAATCGGCAAGATCCCGAATTTCTCTCAAGTACGTGGACAGTACAAGGAAGGTGGAGACATCCAAATCTCCTCGTGTCTAGATTGCTTTATCCCGAAAGGCGACGCGAGTATGGCAAGTATGATGCTTGTCCGGAGCAGGTATTAAAAAGTTATATTCTAACATATCCGAAAGCAATGAGAGAGATGATGGATGTAGAAGCGTTCAACGACTACTGTCGTGCGAATCAGATTTCCGAGGTTCAATGGAGTTCAGATGGTGCGGCGATGTTTCTTAGTGGTTCTGATAGGTATCGGAGATTGTATTTGGGTAAAGAATCTGATAAATTCTATGGAATTGCTAAGTTTCAAGCAATAAAACCAAAAGCTGGCTTATCGATTGCCTAAAGGTGCCTAACCACCGACACGTATAGGACGGGTTTGCAC